CCACGCGGCCCACGCGGCGAGGAAGTCGGCCGGGCGATCGGCCAGCCATTCGACGCACACCTGCGCGTCGAACGGCGCGGCCTTGCCACTGCCGCCGGGAATGACGTCGAGTTCCCGCACGCCGCGCCAGTCGCACACGGTCTCGCGCAACCACGCGGCCGCGTCGCGGTCGCGGTGCAGCGCCAGGTCCAAGTCGGTGGGGCGGCGGATGCAGATCTCCACCTCGCCCGAGAGCCGCGCCCAAGTCTCGCGCGCGGCCCGCAGGCGGTCCAGCAGGGACGGCGTGCTCACGTCGCGTACACCGTCGGGGAGCCGAACATCGTGAAGACGAGCGACGACTTGACCAAGTCTTGCGCGTTACCGGTGGGGAACAGCGTGGCGCCCACGAACCCGTTGAAGACGAACTTGCGACCGTCCGCGAACGAGAACCGCACGCACCGCTGCGACTTCGTCTCCGAGGCGGCCTTCAGCAGCAGCAGCGCGGGCGAGGACGGGTCCCAGAAGGATTCGCAGGTGTAGACGCCCGGCGAGGCCAGGCCGGGGATCTGCGTGCGCACCGTCGAATGGATGGTGGTGGTGTCGATGAAGTCGAAGTCGCCGCCCGACGCGTTGAGGCCGGTGATCGTCGTCACGCTCGTGCCGAAGGTGATGACCTGCGCCGAGCCCGACACGAACGTGCCGTAGTTCGTGGTGTTCTCGCCCTCGAGTTCGAAGGTGTCGGAGCCGGTGTTGACGTTGGCCACGCGGAACACGCGGCCGTCGACCTGGCTCATGCCGACGGCACGCACGAGAACGTACGCGCCGTTCGTCGGGTCGGTGCCGGTGTAGCTCACGACGCCGGTGCTGGCCTTCGTGATGGCGGTGATGGTGATGGCGGTGGCGAGGGACGATTGGACGTCGACCTCTACGTCCGACCACTGTGACGGCGTCGTCATGTCGGTGCTCCTGGGGTTACGGGGTGGTCAAGCGGATGACGGTCAGCACCGTCGCGGCGAACTGGTGTTCGGGGTCAATCTCGGCGCGCCGATCCGACGCGCGGAAACCACTGGCGCCCAGCGCCACGCTGGCGACGTCGGCCAGGGCATCGGCGCCCGTGCGGGTGCTGGCCATGCACGCCACCTCGAGGGTCACGCGTTCCATCACGGGCGCGCTGCTGTGGATGGTGGTGATGGGCTCGGTGGTGAGGCGCGCGTAGCCGATGGCGGGCAGCGCCTGTTCCTGCGGCACGAGGTCGGGGTACACACGCACACCGACGAGCGCCGCCACCGGCGCCGCTGCGGTGAGGGCGTCGTAGAGTTCGGTTTCGGCGCTCATAGATCGGCGGTCGGCAGGCTCGTGGCCGGCAGGCTGAGGGTGGTGATTTCCTTTTCGAGGCGCGCGTTGAACGCGGCCACGGCAGCGCCCTGCTGCGCGCGGAAGGCCGGCGCGAGAAAGGGCCGCGAGATCCGCCGGCCGGCGGTGCGGCTGCGTTCCAGCGCCTTGCGCCGCGTGCCGCCCTGCAGGCGCTGCCCGGGGCCGCGGGGAATCCAGCCGCCCTCGAGGAACCGCCAGTAGAACGGGTCGCGCGCGGTCTTGCGGGCAGCGCGGCTCGCCTTCACGCCCACGAAGAACGCCACCACGCCGCGCCGGCGGTTGATCTTTGAGGGCCCGGCGTAGATGGCGCGCCGCAGCGCACCGGCCACGCGGCGCGGCTCGGGCTCGGCGAGCACCGGCGCCCGGGCGCGCGCGGCATCGCGGAACACGCGCGCCGCGGCGCGGGTGGCGTTGCGCACGGCGCGCTTTTCCATGCGCTCGCCCAGCGCCGCCAGCTCGCGCCGGAAGTCGGGCAGGTTGAACTTGATGACGACGCCGTCAGACATCGATCGCGGCTCCGGTGCACAGCAGTTGCAGTTCGGTCCGACGCGCGCGCACGTCGATCACTTCGCTGATGGGCCAGCCGGCGTTCGCCCACCACACGCGCATTGTCGGGTTCACGCCGGCCAGGTATCGCAGCCGCACGCGGAGCGACAGATCGGCCTGCGCCGCGCGCACGGAGACGACCTCGCGGCCCGACAGCGGCTCGACGTCGGCCCACACCGTGGCGAACACCGGCCAGGTGACGATCTCCTCGCCGTTGTCGGCGCGCGTCACGGCCTTCTGCTGGATCTCGATGCGTTCGCTGAGGGCGCCGGCTCGCATGGGGGAAAGTCAGGCCAGCGGGCGCACGACTACGTGCTCGACGTCCACGCGCTCGGGCTGGATCTCGAGGGTGACGACGCCGCGGACGTTGTCGACGTGGTAGCCGATCACGCCTTCGAGGCGGTGCTCGCGGCCGTCGCCGTCCATGAGGTACACGTCGTCCGGCGTGCGGTTGTCGCCCGAGACGTTGCTGATGTAGACGCCCGCGCCGAGGCGGTAGGTGTCGGCCATCTTCGGCAATGCCGCCGCCATGTCGATCGTCTGCTCGGTGGCGTGAACGGCAGGCAATGCCGCGGCTTCCGCCAGCGATTCCGCGGCGGGAATTGGTTCAACCATTGGGAAACTCCTAGATGGACGGGACGCGGTAGCGCCAGAGCAGGTGCTCGGACGCCAGCGGCACGCCGAAGACTTGGAAGTCGGACACCGATTCGCGGTGCTCGAACCAGTGCCCGATGATGAGCAGCATGGCCTGGTGGATGCCCGCCGGGACGTCGGCCGCGTCGCCGTAGCCCACCACGTAGCGCACCTCCCACGGGTGCAACTGCTGCCGCGCGATCGGCCAGGTGTAGCCGTACGCCGGGACGATGCGCGCCGGCGCGCTGGCGATGTCGCCCTGCCATTCGAGCGTGGGCCAGGTGGTCTGGACACCATTGGTGTCGATGTACTTCACGTGCGTGATGCTGGCGACCGGCGCCTTCGGCAAGCGCATCACGCCGGCCTCGGGAATGCGGTCGAACAGGGCATCCCAGGTCTGCGTGAGGAGCGCGCGGCTGGTGAACGTCTCGACCCACTCGGTGGCGGTGTGAATCAGCGCCTCGATGAGGGCGTCCTCGGTGCTGTGGTCCACGCGCAGGTGTTCCTTCACGCGGCCGAGCTCGAGCGCGGGGCCGGTGGGCGCGGTGTGCAGGCGGCTCGTGGCGATCATGTGGTCACCTGCGAGAGGTTGCGCACCCAGTAGTCGTACTGCTCACGCACCGCATCGCTGTCGCCGTACGTGCCCGTCACGGTCACCCGCCGCAACTCGCGCGAGCGGCGCGGGTCGAGGATGGCGTTGTCGGCCGGGGTGAGCGTGATCTCCACCGAGGTCGCCGGCGTGGCGCTGGTGGTGTCGCGCACCTGCGTGCCGCTCGTGACGCAGTCGATGCGGTAGGTGACCGCAGCCGGCAACGCCACGACGCCCGCCTTGTTGCGGAACGTGGCGGTCACGTAGGCCGTGCTGCCCTCGTTGACGGTTTCCGTCGTCATGGGCTCAGCTCAGCTCGAAGAGACCGTTGGCGCCGACGTCAATGGTCAGCGTGTTGCCACTGGTCAGCGTGAACGCCGCCCCGTAGTCGAGGAAGCCCACCAGCGGATCCGCGGGGCTCGTCGGCGTGTCGTTGTAGAGCACGAGGTAGCGCGCCTGGGCGAAGTCGCCACCCGTGGCGGTGAACACCTCGTCGGCGCAGGTGAAGCGCCAGACGCCCGTGCCGGCACCCGTCTCCGTCCACGTCACGCTGTCGGCCACCTGCCCGCCCGCGGTGTAGCCGCTGCCGGCCGAGATCTCGGTGATGTCGGCGCGCACCGTGTTGGTGGCGACGTTGGGCGCGACGTTGCTGAGCATCCACCGGAACGTGTGGGTGTCGAGGTCCATCGTGCCGTCGGCGAGGTACCGCTTGAACTCGTGGAAGAACTGGAAGGTGGCCATGGGTCAGCTCGCTGCGAGGTTGATGTTGCGACGAATGAGAGCGCACACGACCGAGCGGCGCGCGAAGGTGAGGCCGACGGTGCGGCGCTGGATGCCCCACTGCACCTGGCGGCGCGCGAGGCTCCACTGCACGTCGCGCCGCTTGAGCACCCAGGTCACCCGCTCCGGGCGCCCCACGTCGGACAACCGCAGGCCGATGGTGCGGCCCGTCAGCACGAGCGCGCCGGCCGTCACCGGCACGGTGAGGCCCTCAACCAGGGTGACCGACACGTCCGCGCCGGTGAGCGTCAAGGCGCCCGCCGTGACAGCCAGGCCGGCGGCGAGCGTGGCGTCTTGCCCGACGAGCGCCACGCTGCCCGAGGCCACGCCGACGCGGCCCTGCATGGCAATGCTCTGGCCGGTGAGCGTGAGCGT